TAACTCTTAACTTAAACCTAAAGGAGACTTATGATGGGAAAAAATGAAAAGACCCCAATCACAGTCAACGATAAAGAATATCTAATCGACGACATGACTGATAAACAGAAGGCTTTGCTGAACCACGTTAACGATCTAGGGCGCAAAATGGACAACGCTCAGTTTAACTTAGATCAGCTTGCCGTAGGCCGTCAGAAATTCGTTGAGCTATTGGCTGACGCTCTGGAAAATCCAGAAGAGGCTGAAGTCGTAAACTAGGAATGTCAAATGCCGCTAACCAAACTCCAGTTTCGCCCTGGAATAAACAAAGAGACTACGTCGTACTCTAATGAGGGCGGTTGGTTTGACATGGACAAGGTCAGATTTCGGTTTGGCTTTCCTGAAAAAATAGGGGGTTGGGAGCCCACGTCTCCCAACTACTTTTTAGGTACGTGCCGCGCTTTACATCCTTGGGTGTCCCTTGAAGGGGACAGGTACTTGGGAGTCGGTACGCACCTAAAGTATTACATTAATGAGGGCGGGGCGTATGAGGATATTACACCTATACGTCTTACCACTTCCGCAGGGGATGTTACGTTTGACGCTTCAGCCAACACGCTTTCGTCTGGGGTTGACGCGGTTGTTACAACAATACCGCTAACAAGTGGTAGTGGTTTTCCCGATACGGGGATCATTCAAATCGGTTCTGAAACTATCAGTTACGCCCTATTGGTAGGAAACAACCTGACGGGTTGTGTTCGTGGTTTTAACGGATCAACAGCAGCGTCTCATAGCTCTAGTGCAGCGGTTAAATGCTCTACAATAATTGTTACGGATACCGCCCACGGCGCATTAGAACATGATTTTGTTACTTTTTCTGGAGGGGCTACGTTAGGCGATGCGGTAACGGCTAACGTTCTAAATCAAGAGTATCAAATATTTTACATCAAAAACGACAATTCGTATTATATAAACGCCCGCGCCGTAGCTTCAATTCAGAGTATTACGACGACAGATGGTTTGAGCAACTCGTATGTGTTCGCAACAACTTCAGACAGTGGGAATGGTGGATCTAGTGTTGTTGGCGCATATCAAATCAACACTGGCTTGGACACAACTATAACAGGCACTGGCTGGAACGCTGGATCTTGGAGCCGTGGAACTTGGGGTTCAGGTGCATCTTTACTCGTTTCAGGACTGACCTTGCGTATTTGGTCACACGACAATTTTGGAGAAGATCTCCTGATAAATGTTCGTGACGGCGATATATTCTATTGGGACAAGACCAATGGTCTGGACACACGGGCCGTGAAACTTTCATCTTTGGCGGGGGCTGCAACAACCCCGACTATAGCTAAACAGGTATTGGTATCTGATCGTGATCGCCACGTCATAGCGTTTGGGTGTGACAGTGAACTAAACCCTGGAGTGCAAGATCCATTGCTTATACGGTTCTCGGACCAAGAATCTTTAACAGAGTGGAACTCTACAGCGACCAACACTGCGGGGGACTTGCGCCTCGGTTCTGGGTCCGAGATTATCACGGCTGTTGAGACACGGCAGCAAGTATTGGTGTTTACAGATGTTTCGCTCCACGCGATGCAGTTTCTTGGACCACCCTTCACATTTGGTATTACTACTCTGTCAGAAAACATAACTATTGCGGGGCCGTTGGCGGCAATCGCCGTTGAGGACCAGGTTTTCTGGATGGGCGCTGAAGAGTTTTATGTCTTTGGTGGCGCGGTGCAGCGCCTGCCCTGCACTATTCGTGACTACGTGTTTAGCAATATTAACTCTGGTCAGTTGGAAAAGGTTACGGCGGGCACTAACACGGCTTTCTCTGAGGTGTGGTGGTTCTATCCTTCTGCTTCCAGCACCGAGAATGACAGCTATGTTGTGTTCAACTACCAGCAGCAGATTTGGTATTATGGGTCTTTGAACCGGACATGCTGGCTAGATCGAGGGGTTGAATCCTTACCTATTGCCGCTGCTTCAGATCAAGTTCTTTATTACCAAGAGATAGGGTTTGATGACGGAAGCACAAGGCCAGCTACGGGGATAGATGCTTATATTGAAAGCAGTCAGATAAGTTTAGGAGAGGGCGATCAGTTTGCATTTTTAAAACGCATGATCCCTGATTTAACTTTCCGCGACAGTACAAATGAAAGCCCGCAAGCTACGATGACGTTGAAAGCCCGCAACTTCCCTGGGGGCACATATCTGCAAAGTAACTCCAAGAGTGTAGAAAAAACAGCAACGGTTCCTGTTGAGCAGTTTACAGATCAAGTTCATGTTCGGCTAAGAGGCAGATCGTTTGCGTTTAAAATACAGACCACGGAAACAGGTACAACGTGGAGGCTGGGATCTCCAAGGGTGGATGTTCAGCCTGATGGGATGCGTTAATGTCTAGGAATCTTGCGCTCCCGTTTTTCCCCATAGCTCCAGAAGAGTATGACCAACAGTACTTGGCAGAGGTTGTGCGGTCTTTTTCTGTGTACTTGACGCAAATGCAGAACCCTGGGGAGGGGCGTAATACTTTTTCAGTGTTTACTAACCTTCAAACTGATGACAGCGGCTTAGAGCCTGGGGCTATCTTTAGTCACGATGGATATGTTAGAGTACCTTTAGAGTATTCTCCGTATGTCCGTGGATCTCAAGCTACGGGCGCTGTCGGTACAACAACGGTGACAATTACATGACTATACTTACGATGCCTGATGGATCACGCTGGAAACCTTCGACGAGTTCTGATATGGTTTATTGTGTAAACTGTGATAACGCAGTAGACACGCCCGAAGAAGTTGAAAGCTACCCCGCAGGGAATTGCCCTGAGTGTGGGCAGGCTTGGACAGGCGCTGAGATTCGAAGCACTTCAATAACGGTGACGGCGCCCGAAGCTATTAGAGGGGAAGCGTAATGGGTTTTTTAGGAGATATTTTAAAAGGCATTGTTGGCGGCGGCGGCGGCGGCGGTGGTGGTCTAGGCGATCTTTTTAAAGATATCTTAGGCAGCACAATTAAAAACGCAATCGCGGACAAGGTGTTCAAGCGTGAGGATCGTGGTTCAAAGGGCGGCATTGGAAGTCTTGTAGATTTTAATAAAGGCCCTGACCGACAAGAAGGTTGGGACGACAACCTGTATAAGTCTAAATACATTGATCCTGTCACTGGAGAATCTCCGGCATTCAACACGGCGGAGGAAAGAGATGCGTATGATCGACAGTATATAACCAAATATCAATCGGCGGCGGCACAACCTGCTGTCGAAAAAGTTTATTCGTCAGACGTAGAAAGGATGTCTCAAGGAGGGATCGCGCAGTTTGTAGAAGGCGGCTTGATCCGTGGACCAGGGACCGTGACCAGTGATTCCATACCAGGTATGATCACACAAAATGGTCGCCCTGTTGAAGAAATCTTGGTAGGCAACGGGGAAGTCATACTATCGGGAAAAGATCTCGCTGCCATGGATCCTGACGGGAATATGAAACGAGCAGGGATGCGCCTTGGCGGCGCTGCGAATGGAACAAGGGGCGCTGAAGCAGCACGAATGTATGCTGAAGTGGCTAGGAAAGGCTAACTGCAATGGCAACTCAAACTACAACTCAAACTTCCGTCGCAGATCTTCCCGAGTGGCAGAAGGCGTATATGAGGGAAATCCTTGACAGAGCTCAAGGTCTTGGAAAACAAAATTACACGCTCCCTGCTTATCAGGTTGCAGCGCGTAATCCTTTGCAACAACAGGCTACTGAGTTAGCGCAACAAGGCGTAGGATCCTACACTCCCATGTTGCAAGCTGGCGCGGCAAGCGTCGGGACGGGGATTGAGGCGGCGCAAGCGGGGTTTAATCCTCTGTCTGCTTCTATTACTTCGGCGGGAGATATTGGTTCAACAACCGCGGCTAACATACTGAATCCATACGCTGCTCAAGCCTATATGAATCCTTATGATCAGGCGGTTGTCGATCAGACTATGCGGGATATTCAACGCCAAAGTGATATTCAGCAACAAGGGTTATCGGCGCAGGCGGTTGGAGCGGGAGCTTTTGGTGGTTCTCGTCAGGGTATTCAAGCGGCAGAGCAACAACGCAATACAATAGACGCGCAGGCTAGAGCTGCTGCGGGATTACGACAATCTGGGTACGCTCAAGCGCAACAGCAGCAACTTGCTCGAGCGCAAGCGGCGGGGCAAGTTGGTTTGCGGGGAGCCGAGCTCATGCAAGAGGGAGCCTCTCGGTACGGGCAACTCGGTCAGGGCATTGGTAGTTTGGGTATGCAACAGGCTAAACTTGGAGAAGCATTCCAAGGTTTAAACATCAACGATATTAATACGTTGTCCAGCTTCGGTGGTCAAGAGCAGCAGCAACGGCAGTCCGAGCTTGATGCTCAACGCCAGACTCAATATCAAAACGTTATGCAGCCGTATCAGCAACTTGGATTTTACTCTGATATCTTCCAGGGTATGCCGACTTCGCAGTCCACGTTTACGCAACAGCAAAAACCAGGTCCAAGCCCGATATCTCAGTTTGCAGGGTTGGCGGGCGGACTGTATAGTCTTGGTAGGGCAGGTATGTTTGGAGGCAATCAATGAGTGCTTTAAACCGCAGAATGTTTTCCAATCGAGACGCTCGGGTCAAGCTGGCTAATATGGGCGGAATCATATCGTCTTCCCCAGAACTTCTTGGCGCGGCTCAGATGTACGCTGAAGGCGGGAATGCAAGTGCGCCAGAGGTTGAACAGTATGTTGCAGTTATACCGGGCGTAAACGAAAGTCGCCCGGTTCGGATGCGGGCTGATACCCTTGCACGGTTGCAGGAGATTGCCCCTGGGGTCATGGCTAAATCCTTTGTGATGGACAGCGCTATGGCGGTGCAAAATGGTATAGACGTTATGAATTTGCGCCCTGCCGACGCGTTTGTGGAACGTCAGCTTTCAGAACAAATGCCTGAGAGTGTGGCTCCGGCTTCGGACTCTCAGAGCGCAGGATATAGGCCCCCGAATATTGGCGCAACGGAGCTCAACACCCCCGCTATTCGCACTGCACTAGCAGAGCTATCGAACCCTGATCAAGGTGTTTCAGGGGTTCTTTCAAATATATCCAGAGAAACCCTTGAGCCGCCCATTAACCTCCCAGGTATTTTGGCTTTAGCTCAGATGACCGACGATGAGAAAAATACTCTTTTTCAAAATCGCGAAGACTCTATGTTTTCAAATGTTAGCCCAAGTAGCCTTTCTTATGGTAAGCGTCTCCTTGAAACTCTTATTCCCGCATCTAGGCTAGTTACCTCTGCTGATAGTTCTGAGAATCCTGTTAGCACAGAAAGCGGTCTTGAGCGTTTTGAACGTCAGAACATAGAAGAAAACCCTGTATCTGCTGCCGCTAAAAGGGCTGAAGCAGCCGAGCTTTATAGCAAAGGCCAACGTATTCGAAATAGAGTCGTGGATGAAGGTGTAAAGGCAGTAAATGATTTAGATGTTCTTTCAGGAAGGGGAGTAGACTTAGGTCTCGCGGCATCTTTGCTTGGCAACAAGTTTGCAAAAACGGGTGCGGGGGTTCTCAACCTTCCTATGGGAAGCATGGAGTATCTTCAAGATCGGAAAGAAACTTTCGACGAGCGCAAAGCCAGACTTGGCGGCGATGGTGATGTGCGATTATCTAATTTATTTTCGAAAGGGGATCCTGGTCCAAGTATCCAAGATCAAATCAGAGACGCTTCTCTGGCGGCTGACGCTAGAGGTTCAGGGGGAGATACCCTTGCAATGACGCCGACAGAATCAGAAATCCTGATTCAAGCTCGGAGGGCCGACGCTCCTGTGACGGCTACAGGCATAGGGCCAGGGCCGAATAGCGTCCCCACATCAGCGTCGATGGGCGCTCCTCGCTCCTCTGATCTTGCTGCCCCTAACGTAGCGGCTCTTAATCTTGGTGCTGGTATGGGTGATCCTGCACAACGGCCCTTGCTCCGAGATCCTCGCTTGGAAGCAGAACAAGATGAGGTATTTAAAGCCCGTCTTGAACAGGCTGATCGAGACAACACGTTTTCTAAGAACAACCCAGTGTATTCCCGAGAAGAAATCGACGCTGCCAATCCGACCCTTGAAGCTAACCAAGAACTTTTCGAGAAAATTCCAGCAGGGCGCCCACAAGAGGGTCTTCCTGTTACTGGTCCGGTACTGGAGTTTACAGAATCCAATCCTCTTTTGGTAGATCCAAGACTATCTATACCTACGGGAAAGGACGCCTCTGGGGGTACGATGCCTGTTGCACCTCCTGTTGCAGATGATGCTAAACAATCAATTCAGGGAAACCCCAAGCAAGAGTACGTTCCCATACCCGAAGATGTTGAAACTTACGCTACAGGGGAAGCTGTACCCTTCAACATTTTTGATGGCCCAGATGGGGTCGGCAACGACCGAGGCCCAAAACCATCTACGGAAGAGAGGAAAATGAAAGAGGCGCTTTTCGTTGCTCCGGAGAAGGAGCCAACCAGAAAGGAAAAAATAACAAGGGCAAATGAAGTAACTAATAATACGCTCGGACCAGATGGTTTGAAACGACAGGTCGATAGTGTCACAGAAGAACTAAAGATGAATCCGACTGTTAATCCAAACACGATTACTTCTAAAGCAGTGTTAGATTCAGCAGGCATTGATACGAAAAATATGACAACCAAGGAGCGTATTCTCGCACAAAAGAAACTTCTAAGTGACCTCTTGGGTCGGACAGACGCGGATAAAAAAGAAGAGTTTTGGATGAACATGGCTATGATGGGATTTGCTATAGCCGCTGGAGAAAGCCCCAATGCGATACAAAACATTTCAAATGGATTACTTACAGGCGTAGCATCTATACAAAAAGGTAAGGCCGCAGATCGTAAGCGAGACGATGATCTCACTCTTGCTGCTTTTCAGAACATACTATCTGAAGATGCGGCAACAACGAAGTTCAATAGACAGGTGATACTTGCTGATAAACGTGCAGGAGCCAAATCGGCGTTCCCGACCGTAGATCGTCTTTGGTCTACAGTGTATAAAGCTAACATGGATTCGTATAGAGAAGCGGTAGAGGATGAGCGAATGTCCCGCGACGAGGCTCATAGACGATCTTCAGAAGCGGCTAGTCAGATTTCCCCTGATTCACAGTTTGCTAAAAACTCAGCCTCTGTAACAGACTCTCAAGAAGCGGCTATCGCCGCCGCCCGCGCCGCCGCTCACGAAGCGGCTAACGCTGCTGCCCTCGCCGCGGGGCAAAAAGAATACAAGGTGCCTGGAGATCCTAACTCCTATAAAACACAGGAGGTTTAGATGGCTAAAGAGTTTGTGCCTATTCTAGCGAATCGAGGTAATAATACTTTTGTTCCTATCCCAGCGAATCGAGTTGAGTCTGAAACCGAAGAAGAATCTGACCAGACGGTGATTGGTTCTATTGCTCGGGGTACGGGCGCTGGGCTTGTTAACATAGCTCAAGGGATCTCGGAACTTGGCGCTGCGGGTTTAGAGGCTACAGATTTAGTAGAAGAGGGATCTCAAGAAGCTACAACTAAAGCCTTTGAAGATTTTAAAACATCTTTTGGTTTGACCCCCGAGAGGACTGCGGGGAAGATCACTGAAACCATTGTAAACTACGCCACTCCAGGGCTCGGAGTATTTAGCTGGGTGTCTAAAGCAGACAAGGCCCGCAGAGCTTTAAAGTCTGGCACTGCGATTGCCGATGCCCGTACAAGGATTGGTAGGTCAGCGCAAGCTTTTGGCAGAACTAACCTTGGTAAAGCCACGACTAGCACTGGTGTAGGACGTGCAGGTTTGACCACTATAGGCACTGGCGTAGCTGATGTCTTGGTGTCTCCTAGCACTAACACAACATTGGCTGATAGCTGGGATGCCATGCCTGATGAGTTGCGAACTGAAGACGAAGAAGGTCTTACAGGCATGGACTTGTCGGGAGTTAGACTTAGAAATAAGTTTAGACTTGGAGTCGAAGGTATGATGTTTAACGCCGCAGGGGAAGCCGTGCTTCCTGTTGCAGGGGCGTCTATTAAAGCTATTGGGAATGTCCCTGGTGTTCCCGCGTTAGCTCGTGGGATATCAAACGGGTTGGATTTCCTAGGAGACGGAATAAAAAACATACCGTATGTTGGGCCTCGGGTCCAAAAGTTTTTGACTCCTGACGGGCTTGCCCCTTCAGAGGTCATGACTGCCGTAAGAACGGCAGACGGGATTACAGAAAACGAACAAAGAATCGCTGCTGGTCATCTTAGAGATTACGATAGAGCCACAAAGAAACTTATCAGTTTGCAAAAAGTTCCAGGGCTTGGGAAAGCTAGAGCTCAGAGAACACACAATGAGACATTTGACTTTCTTACAGGCGAGATGACTCCAGAAGATTTTAGTAAAGCGCATGGGAAAAAAGCTTTAAAAGCAGCGGAGGCTATGCGTGATCAAATCGTTCGTCTGAGCGACACGATGAAAAAATCCTTACGGGACTCTAATTTATCTGAGGAGGAAGTAGTTAGAATTGCGGGTGTGTTTGAGGCTAACCAAGGGCAATACTTGCGTAGGCTTTATGAAATTAACCTTCGCCCAGAAAAGTTCAGAGGGTTGATCGTAGAAAAAATGCCTAACTACAAAGGCGCGTTAGCCGAGGTAGAACAGGCAATAATAAACAAGAACAGAAGGTTAGACACACTTCCGGAAGGCCACCCTGGTCGAGCTCAGATTGTAGGGGATCCTCGCTTGGAAGCAGAGCAGATGATGCAAAAACGGTTTAACCAAGTGCTGGAAAATCAAGGGGTGCTGGCTCCGGATGCAAAACAATCCAATGTCTATTTGGCAAAGGGCGCGGAAGAAGTTCGAAACAAAGCCCGTGGAGATTTGTTTAAGCTGTCTACCAACATGTTGGAAAGCAGGTCTGGTATTCTTGACGAGTCTCCAATGTTCAGAGAAATGATGGGAGAGATCAAAGACCCCAGAGACGCGTACCTCCACACTATTAGCGACATGACAAACACTATTGTGTCGCAGCGTCTGTATCAACAGATACTGGATGATGTTGGATCAACAGGGGTTAATGACGGACTGGCTAGACTTCGCAGTGGTCAAGGGGCTCGGCCTATTATTGAGGGAGCGGATATAGCGGACGACTCTCCTCTTTCCAATCAGATAAAAGGATACGGTTATACTAAACTATCCGAGTTTGTGCCTGCCGAGAAAGCAGCGGACGATGCCGCAGAAGGTATGGCGCCTAATATTGAAGGAGCGTTTGGCGGAAAGTATGGCGCCTTGTCTGGGAAGTTTGTACCCAATGAAATCTACAACTCTTTGACCACACCTATCCGGGCTAACAACGCTGCCCAAGAGGCCCTTGCTGTAGCATTGCAGCTTAAAGGCTTGTCTCAGATGTCCAAGACAGTTCTGAACCCGTTGTCTCAGGTCCGCAACTTCTTATCAAACACATTTGTTATTGGTGCCAACGGTCTCCTTGGCAGGAACATGGGTGTGTTTGAAAGCGCAGAAGTGCTGACATCTGGTCTTGGTAGCCCAGAGCAGTACAAACTTTTGAAAGCTATGTCTGAAGAAGGAGCTATCGGTCAGAACATTCAACTCAACGAACTGCAACAACTGCTAAAAGAGCAGACCGAAATAGGCGTCTCGGCTCGGTTACGACAAGGTGGAGAAGCTTTCAAGAAAAGCGCATTAGGAGCCCCTGTTAGATTTATGCAGAAGACCTATCAACTAGGGGATGATTACTGGAAGGTGGTCGGTGCTCTTGGGGAGAAAGCTAGATACGGAGCAGCATTGCGCAAGGCTGATTTAGATATTGATGCCTTAGATGATGCAACGCAACAAGCACTTGTCAACGTGGGTATTGTTCCTCGAACCTCGTCCATTGCGGGTACGGACTTTGGCAATCTTCTAGCAACAGATATCGTCAAGCAGACCATGCCAACATACTCAATGGTTCCAGAAGCAATAAAATCTTTGCGCCGGATTCCCGTTATGGGTAACTTCATGGCATTTCCAGCGGAGATCATCCGTACATCAGGGAACATTGTGAACCGTTCAGTTAAGGAAATGGGGATAACAGCGAACGACCTGATTAAGGCTGGGATAAAAGACCCTGCTCAAGCTAGGATTCTGGCTCGTCAAATTAGGGGGATAGGTGCGCAACGGCTTACTGGGTACATCTCAATGGCAACTGTTGCGCCTGTGGCAATGCGAGATGCGGCGCATAGTGTGCTAGAAATAACCCCTGAAGAAGAACAACTTCTTGAAGAGAACAAACCATACTGGTCTTTGGGCAGCATAATGATGTACCTGACAAAACCCAAAGATGGCAAAGCTGAGTACGCGGATTTATCTTACATGCTCCCTTACGATTTCATGCTTGCTCCAGCCCGCGCTGCGTTGGAGGTATACAGCCGTACTGGAGAAGTGTCTGACAGCACCTCTGAGCAAATATTTAAGGGGGCGTGGGAGGGTTTTAAAAAGTTTGCCGAACCATTTGCGTCGGAGGCTCTGGCAACTGAACGCTTGCTTGATGTTACCATACGTCAAGGTAAGACCCAGACAGGCTCTAAGATATATGAACCTGCTGAAATGTGGGGGGATAAGTTTTCCAAGTCCATGACACACATGGTTGGAGCATTCATGCCTGGGATCTTGGATCAACTTGTTACCGTTAAAAGTGGGAAGTTTGAACCGGGTCGTGCTACTCGCGCAGCCGTGGGACTACCGTCTGCATCCGGAGACCCATACATTGTTGCGGAGGAAGCTGGATCTATGCTTACAGGTATCCGCCCCATGAAACTTAATGTATCTCGCAGTCTTGGATACGACGGGGGAGCGTATCTTGCAAATAGAACATCAGCATCATCGATCTTTACTAGAGTTGCCGATGACAACGATGTAACAGAACAAGACGTTCTCGACGCGTATGTACAAGCTAATGAGGCTAGAAGACGGCACCAGGGTGAATTGAAAGTTCAGATCGACAAGGCTATGGCAGCAGGCATGAGCCGAGGAGAAGTTTTTCAAGCTTTTAAACAAACGGGTGTCACTAGAAAAGAACTAAGAAACATTTTAAATAATCGTTTTGATCCCATCAAGGTTAGCCGGAGCTTGATACGAGAAGTCGCCCGAGAGGTAAACGTCAAGAGAGAAAATCGTATTCTTAAACGTGTACCCACTCAAGCTATTAATGCGGTTCGCCGCACCTATATCAACACTCCTATTATTACGACAGAATCAGAAACAAATATCGCGCCACCAGTACAATCTGGTTTTGTTCCCATACTTTCCAACAGACCAACCCAACCTGTCGCGACCACACCAGCACCTCAACCTGCTGAATCCTTCCTTGATCGAGCAACAGGCGGGATCACAGACATGGCAGGGGACACGTTCCAGAGGATACAATCCATAGCGCCCACGATACTGGGTGGAGATATTGCGACGCAGTCTGCTAACACAGAGATACTACGCCGCAGTCAGCAAGGTCAGTGATCGGCAGGGGTTGTTGTTACCCCCACACCTCCGAACAAACGGACTAGCTCATCTGCGCTCGTCTCCATGTCGTTAAAGATTTCTTGATCGTCTACCATCGCAGCGATAGATAGCGCGTCGCCTATGAAATCCATCAGCGCCATAACCTGCATCGGGTGCATTTGGCGTAAGCCAAGTGTCTTCATGTTCTTCTCAATCATTCTATTTCTCCCCAATCATCCTTAATATCTACATCGATTTTTGATGGGACCTTGAGCGGAATCCCTGTTTCCATAATCTCCTTTATTCTAGCAGTCTGCTCTGGACTATCTATGTTGAAGCATAACTCGTCATGAACCGTGAGCATAGGAGTAAGACCCTCCTTGTAGCAATCAAGCATCGCCTGTTTGGTTTGGTCGGCTGCTGATCCTTGGATCAAACGGTTGAGTGCCTTGTATGTAAACGCTCGTTTAATGGCTGACCCATACTCCTTGTGAGCGGCGTCGTGGGCCATAGGCTTGCCTACTCCAAACTTCTTGGGCTCCCACATAGGAAACCTACACTTACGTCCCAGAAGGGTGCGTATGTGCCCGTTCTCGTCGGCTCTCTTGGTCGCCATATCGGCAAGCTGCTTAACAAACGGAACCTTATTGCGGTGCCTATAGATCAAATCCTTGGCGTCATCCGGAGGGATTCCTAGCTGGTCGGCAAGCTTTGCTACGCCCATGCCGTACATGATCCCCAGGTTCACGGTCTTAGCTTGCTTACGCGTGATCCCTGCAAGGTCTGCAACCATCTGGTGTAGATCAACGTCGCCGCTATTGAACTCCTCTACTACATCATCGACCACATGGCTCCGCATTGCGGAAGGAACGCTTGCTGCAAAGTGCACCAAGAGCCGCGGTTCTTGGCTCGAGTAGTCAAACGATCCCCACTTCATGCCATCCTCTGGAATAAACAAACCTCGGATCATCTTCTTGATGTCTGGATCCCGAGCGGGGATCTGCTGTAGGTTGGGGTTGGATGAAGAGAACCGCCCTGTTACCGTACCGCCCTCGTCCCTACGTGTAGAGTGGAGCTCTGTGTGGATGCGTCCGTTGTGCTCGTGCCGTAAGATGCTGTCGATAAACGTAGCGTCTGCCTTATCAAACTCCCGCAGCTTAACCAGCGTTTGGCATATCTCAGCGGGGTGATCATTGAGCCAAGACTTTGTAAAGGACGGAGCGTCTCCAGAACGGCTGACTTCTTTTTCCTCAATCGTGCCGTTCTCTAGTTTTACGTCTTCAGTCTGTATCTTGAGCGGTGTTCTTGGGTACTCCATGCCCAGCTTGTCAAACATTTTAGCTATGGATGCAGAGGCCCAGATGTCCACCTCCATCCCTGCTTCTTTCTCTATCTTACCGCGCAGTAAATTGGACTGCTTGCGGATCAGCTTCTTGTTCTTTTCTGCTTTGTCCAGGTCAACACGTACACCGTTGGTCCGCATGTCCAACATGCAGGGTATTAAACCGTTCTCAATGTCCCATATGTGCCAGAGTTCTTCCTCATCGAGCCTTACCTTCAGCGCATCCCACAGCTTGAGTGTAGCAACCGCGTCCTGTTCGGCGTATGCCCCGACGTACTTAGGTGGAAGCTTGTACATTCCTGACTTAGGGTCAACGCCCCAGTCCTTCCCAGCGGCTTGCAGGAGCCTCTCGTTCTTACGCATGGAAACAAAGTCACGAGCCATCGCATCGAGGCCAAAGGACCAGCGGTTCTCGTCCACCAGTGCGCCTGAGATCATCGTGTCAATGATCCGACCCTTGACCTCTATGCCCTCGGCTCTCAGCCAGCCAGCGTCGTAGGTTGCGTTGTGCATAATTACGTTCATCTCAGCTACAGACAACTGTTTCTTGAGCCAGCGCATGGTGAACTTTGGATCTAGGTTGTGTGAGTTCTCGTGTCGGATAGGAAAGTACCCCTGGTATTCCCCCGCTGCCACAGCAATCCCTATTATGTGACCGTCCTTACGGGCCCACCCAGGTCCGAGGGTCTTGATGTTAGGGTCGTAGGTCTCCAGATCAATGGCGACCTCCCTGTATCCGGTTAGGTCTGGGTATTCTGTTGGGATGTTCCAGTCTTGATCTATTAGATCCAGTTCGTTCTTGATCTGGTGATGCAGGGCGCTGCCAAATAAATTACTTTGCATTCTTCGCTCTCATTCTATCGATGATCTCCGAAACACTGGCCTTGTCCCGAGCCGTGTGCTCTGCTCCCAGGGCACTATACCCACACTTATCCACCCACGAATCCTGATGATCGATGTTTTCAACAAGCCTCGCGCTCTTTACCCAGTCCATCATCAATGCCACATGCGATGGGGTCAGGTGACCGTGGCTCTTTAATGCGCCGCTGATAATAATATTCCAGCCTGAAGCGATGCGGCTGTGGTTATCGTATGCATCTCCGTAGTCCTGGGCCCTCTGACCATTGATCAACTCTTTGGCTGTATCTAAGACTTCATCACGTTTCATAGCGTGTACCTGTATTTATTGTTGCTCTGTAGAATGTACAACGTGTGCCTTGCTCTGGTCACCCCGACATAGAACGCTCGATGCTCATCGTCTGGATGGTCACTGTTCACACACGCTGCGGTGGACGCCGTATATACGACGCAGTTATCATCTTCCCCGCCCTTCATAGCATGGAAGGTAGACAGTTTGATACGTGGCTCTGATAGAAGATCGTCTCCTCTTCGCATCATAGCCGCGATATACTCTTTCTCGGCCTTGCCAATCCGCAACACCTCCGACGCAGACTGATCTGCCCCAACCAACAAGCCGTGTTCTTTTTGCAGTTGCTCCATGGTGAGCTCCGAATCAGGAGCTAACACATCTAACATCTGTGTGGATCCCCGCTTAACAACAGCGTTCTGCCCCTGCTTTGGAACAGATGAGTAGAAGTCCTTGATCCTTTGTAACGACACCGTCTTGTCAGCGCAAAGATCCTGCCAAGTAAATATGTTTGAAACCAAGGTAGCCGACACACTGGGCCGTCCCTTGATTGAATACTTAAACCCTAGTTTCTTTATGTGCTCCGCCAAGTCAATGACGTAGCTGTTAGTCCGAGCCATGATGGTCCACGATCCCTCGTACAAGGGGATATCATCCAAGTGATAGACAAACTCCACCACCCCCTCCTCGTCCCTGGGCTCAAACTCTTTCTCATGCCGTTCGGATATACGTTCGGATATGTCGTTCGCCAAACGATGCACGGCCTTGGGAATACGGTAGGATTTCTCCAGAACTTTTACCTTATCCGTACTCTTGTTAAACAGTTCGACCTCTACACCTGTCCACCTGTGGATAGCTTGGTCATCATCTCCTGCAATAAACACCTGATCGGCATTGTCCGCTATCTTCTCAGCCATCTGCCATTGCAGCGGAGTAAAGTCTTGAGCCTCGTCGATAAACATGAAGTCCAAGTTTGGCACCTCTCCCAACGGTATGTACTTCTCAATCATATCCACGAAGTCGTACTTGTTAGTCGCCGACTTGTACTCTTCGATCTGCTTGGATAACTGCACAAGCTTCGGGAAAAACAAATCTCGGTCACCCGCATCATTGAACTCACGGTCCAGATCAACCATGCGCAGCCGCGCTCGGTTTTCCAGTTGCAGATATTTGGACCCTGATCCTCCAATCGTAGGTAGGGACAAGCCGTCCTCTAGGGACATCCGCATCTTGCCCTCAAACGTCAGTCCAATCTCACGCCCGATGTTGTCGTAGTCCTCTTTGTTCATGATATCTTGAGGCTGCAACCCCAGACCGTGGAACCCGAACGAGTGACTGGTCTTCATGTAAGGAAAGTTCTTCGGCTCCAAGTTAAACTCTGCACAAGCTCTCTCCACCATTTCTTCAATGGCTTTGCGGGTAAACGAGATCACCCCAATCCGTGATGGATGAGTGCCGTTATCCAACGCCTCCTTGATCCTCTGGATTAAATAGTAGGTCTTGCCCGTCCCTGGGGGACCCAGAACCAGCTGCGCTTTCGGTATCATAATGCTTTTCCCCTAGGTCTGGTATTCACCCAGTCCTCAACCTCGGACAAAACCCATCGGCTCGATGACCTCCTGTTTGTCTCGTCCCCTAAAACGATTGGTTTCGGAAAATCCTCATGTGTTTGGGCCAGCTTATAGACGTAGGATCGAGACACACCCAGTAGGTCCGCAACCTCTCCTATCCTAAGTAGTCGATTAGAATGGGATGTCATTTGAAATCTCCTTAACAGGCAATTCGGTTTCATCTTCTTGGAAGGCTGGGACATACCAACACCGTATGGTTGTCCGCTGGCCTTTCTTTTTAGTAACATGTTGCTTTCCACTGTCGCCGCCCATGTCGCGTATCATCTGGATGATTTGAGCTCGGGTCTGACCAACAAACCTGCGGTGGTGCAGAAACTCCAACAGACCTTCCAACTTAAACTTCGTCACACCACCATCGGTCCACGGCTTATTCATCTCAATCTCTTCGGGAGCCATGGCACGAATGTGACTGGTGCAATAGGAGAACAGGTGCTCTTTGAACTGACCCGCAATCGTTTCCTCATACGGAACATCGATGTACGTTGCTTGGCTCATCAAACCGTTGACCATCTTCTGCCAATTCTGTGGTTTGGTGGTCGGCGGCATGAAGTTGCATTGCTCCATACATGCTCTCTGCCAGAGCGTCTGGTTCTGTAGTTGCTCCGAACTCAACTGAATCCGTAGTCCGTTTACATCCATGAAGTACAACCGCGGCTCCGACAACATGATCGTCAACCCACCAACCTGTGGTGCATCGGGAGAGTCATCGGTGATACCATGCTTTGCAACCACACAAAGAGATGGGTCACAGTAGGACTTGAAAGGCTCGTCTTTACAGGTATACCCCCAGTCCTTCTTGTCATGCTGCTTGATCACAGTCAGCACCTCTGAGGATGGAAGGGGCGGAGAGAATAACGTGCGGTTGTATTCTTCCAGGGAAGCTTGCCAACTATCCGGAAACTTCTTCTTGCAGTACACACCCATAAAGAACAGCAGCTTGTTCCTGGGTTCGCTCTGTGGTCCATCGGAGAAAATGTTGCGGATGCATGGGGGACCATCAGAGAAATGCTTACGCGTTTGCGTTGTAGATCTTATGGCTTCCAGATCGGACAGGTTTACCCTGGCTTTATTCGCCGCAACTAAGAACTCATCGAGTTCCATGGACTCTGTCTTCCGGTCGTAGCAAAACCGTTGCGGGGTTTCTGCATCAAAGTATGGCATGTTTATGAAGTTGCCCACGTCTCCTCGCTCTACGATGATTGAGTCCTGCTTGGGGAATATCTCTGCTCCGCTGTGACCCAGCATAATCGCCATCTCTGTCAGATACTCTCTAGCTACAGACGCTTGCTCCCACTCTTTAAGGAATAGATACAGGTGGGCGCCGCCGGACTTGGACCTACACTGAAGCAGCGGAAGCTTTAGCTTTTGGATCCTGTCTTGTAATTCTTTTTGATTTAAATCGTACACATCAATGTCGATAGCCCCGAACCGACACGCGTTGTCCTCGTTGATAGGGATCGCGCCAACACCCTGCTTCCCATCGATGTGATCTTGTACAAGCTTCTCGGTCAGAGGCTCTCGGATAATCTTACTTTTTGAATCTGCTTTTCCATTGCGACCCACTCTCCCAACAGAGGTGGTGCCATGCGCGTTCTTTGCGCCTGCAAAAACGGCAAGCAACTTCTTTGCCTGTGACATTTACTGCTCCTCACGTTGAAGTCGAGGACGGCGAATAGATCCAGCCGCCGTCCTCTAGGCTACTCAAAACGGGATTTCGTCCTCGTTTTTGTCAGAAGTACTGTCACGGGAGGAGGAGTCTCCCTCTTCTGGCGCAGCCTTTACTTCGCCCGCAGCGATACTCTCGCGGAAGGCTTTTGCCTCAAGCATAAGATCGCGGTTCTGAACCAACCCAACCTTTTCAATATGGTAGTTGAACCACGTACCTTGGTCATTGCTCTCCTCAACAGTGGTAAACTTCCACTGAGTGGCAAACAACGGAGGCAAAACCATCTGCCCTGTCTTTGGGTGCTTGATCTTTTGCATCGCAATCTGGGTCTTCCAACGACGGCTGACCTTCAACTGGCTAGACTTCATGTCGATCACAACAGGTTGTGTGATCCCGTCCTCACCAATCACCAAGCAGAAGTGCTGATCCGACTTGACCAACTCGTTGCCGTTAGGAAGAATTTCCTTGGCCCCTGATCGTGTAGTCTTTTGCAAGACAGGGTCAGTTGCAGGGATCTCTCCTTGAAATCCTCCACCTTGGTCACGCGGAATAAACTCCAAATACTTGACGGTCTGGAAGCAAGGCACAACAACGATGCCCTTCTCTCCAGTGAACAGTTCCATGGTGACGTTGTTAAACATATCACCCTGCTCTGACCCATGAATGTAATCAGATTCACGCTTCTTGAGTTGAGGGGACATTGCTTGCAGGATACGAACGAACGGTATCAGCATCTCGGAACTGTCAAAGGACGCGCCTTCACCAGCAAACTCTAGGATGTCGTCCATGACATCTGTGCTTAACTCTGCACTTTTTTTCTTAGCAACTGCGTTACCCATATTACTTCCTCCGAATTTGTGCTCTGCTTGAAATGAATGCCCCGAACATATCGAGGTCAACTGGTTTGCCTTCAACGACACGCTCTTTGATGAACGCTTTAAGTGTGGAAGGGTGAACGTGGGTCTTGGTCTTCGGATCAAAGCCACGATCTTGTAGCAGTCCGACAACGTCTCCCGCCACGTTATCCTCGCCCTTACCAAAGGACACAGTTATGTCGTTCTTAATAATGTCGTCAAGGCGGTTGTCGCGAAGCCAGTTAAAAGCCTCCTCTTTCCGCGCAACTGGTATGGACGCAGAGACAATCATCTTGCGCTCAACGGTACACCCGTCAACATCAACGCGCTCGACACCCATCTCATCCATCAATGCAGGTATGTTCTCGACCGAGAGCTTGTGCTTCTCCTGCACTAAAGATTTGATGTGGGCCTCTGCATCTCCGATCTCTTGCTCAACTTTGCGCAAGGATCGAACCAGTTGACTAAGCTGTTTCCCAGTACCAGAATCAATAGACGCTAGGGCCTCTGATTCGTCGTATAAGTCTTCGAATATATCACTCATAAAGTTTTTCCTCTTCAGGGTTGATTTGTACGAACGCCGTATGCTATCCGTAACGAAGACAATAGTGGAGGTATGTGATGGTTGTCAACTACAAATATAAGCTCCCGCCGTTTAATCACCAGGCAGATGCTTTGGAGTACGGCTGGGACAGGAATGAGTTCGGTCTGTTCATGGAGATGGGCACTGGGAAGTCAAAAGTTTTGATCGATAACATGGGTATGTTGTATCAAACTGGTAGGATTAATTTCGCTTTGGTCATCGCACCCAAGGGTGTTTACCGCAACTGGGTAGCCAAGGAAATCCCCGAGCATATGTCCGACGACATCCCCCATCGCGTCATCCGTTGGGTGTCTGGTCCTAACAAAAAACAAACCGAGGAGATGCGCTCAGTCAAAGATAAATTCAACGGCCTAACTATATTTGTCATGAACGTGGAGTCGTTCTCCTCGATCAAGGGGAAGAATGCTGGGGAGTGGATGTCTCGTGCGCTTGGCAAGAACGGCCTGATCGCAATCGACGAATCAACAACTATCAAGAACCATAAAGCCAAGCGCACTAAAGCTCTAATGAAAATCGCTGCGGGGTTCAAGTATAGAAGACTCTTGACAGGCTCACCTATAACAAAAAGTCCGATGGATATCTATTCGCAGTGCGAGTTCCTCCGCCCTGGGCTGCTAGGTTACGAGTCATACTACGCATTCCAGGGACGATACGCTGTAGTGCAGCGCAAAACCATGGGCCAGGCAGCGTTCCAACAGATCATCGGGTTCAAGAACATCGATGAACTGACTGGCAAGATCGACAGGTTCTCCTTCCGCGTACTAAAGAAAGACTGCCTCGATCTCCCCGACAAAATCTACACCGCTAGATATGTCGGCATGACCGCGGAGCAGTTCAAGATGTACGAGGATGTACGGCGCCACGCTATGGTTCTGCTTGATGATGGCGAAATGGTCACCGCACCTGCCGTGATTACCCAGATGCTCCGGCTACAACAGATCATGTCCGGTCATTTGAAGACCGACGACGATGAGATGATGTACTTCCCATCCAAACGAATGGATGCTCTGACCGAGATCATGAACGAGCATGACGGTAAGGCTATCATCTGGTCACGGTTCCGCTATGACATCAAACAGATTACGCAAATGCTAAACGATAAGTTCGGGGCAGGTTCCGCTGCGGCATACTTCGGGGACACAACCGACGACGACCGCAACAACATCGTCAAGAATTTCCAGAACCCTGATCACCCGCTCCGGTTTTTCGTAGGCAACCCAGCTACCGCTGGCTATGGTCTGACTTTAACCGAGGCAAACCTCGTGGTATACTACGCCAACGACTTCAACCTGGAGACGCGCATTCAATCAGAGGATCGAGCGCATCGAATCGGGCAGAAGAACAACGTAACATACATCGATCTGATCTGCGAGGGCAGCATCGATGAACGCATAGTCAAGGCCCTCCGTACCAAGATCAACATTGGGGCCAAGGTGCTAGGTGAAGAGGCAAGAGAATGGCTAAGTCTAAAACCCACGATGAAATAATCGAAACCATGGTAGACTTTAAGAAAGGGTTGAGAACCTTGGACACCGGATCCAGGGTTCTCGCCGAGCAAACTGGGCTTGAGGATGACGTAGCTAGGGCCTTGCTCCGTGGAATGAAGAA